CATATGGAAGTAATGATACAGGAATATTTTTCTTTACAACAGATGGAAAATATATAGAATGGACTGGAACCTATTTATATAGCGATATTCCATTTGTGGTTGATAATCCAATAGTGAAAGTAGGAAATTAATTATGAAAAAAGGATTTACATTAATTGAATTGTTAGCAGCAATCATTATTATTGTAATTATAATTTTATTAGTAATAGGAGTGATTAGATAAATGAAAATAATTGGAGCAATTATAGGAACAATATTATTTTTGTTTATAGGATATGTTACATTCTTTCCAGGAGGGAAGGCATTAATAAATTCATACGATAATATGATGAAAAAAGTAGATGATAAAACAACATATGAAACTAGAAAAAAAGTGGAAGATACAGCTAGAGCAAGCATAGCATCATATAAAACTGATAAAGCGACTTATGAAATGTATAAAGATAGTTCTGATAAAGAAAAGCAATCTTGGGCCGAACAAGCTAAAATGAGAGCTAATAAAACAGCTAACATCTTTAATGAATATGTGAGGAAGAATAGTTATGTTTTTGAAGGTAATATTCCTAGTGATATTAACTATCAATTAGAATTATTAAATTAGAATGATAATGAAAAATAAAGATAAAAATATTAGACAGATTAAAAGTATATTAGAGGAAGGAATGATAAAGAATGGAAATAACTAATATAAAAATTAATAAAAACATAAAAGAAGATAGTAAATGTAAAGCTATAGCAGAGATTACACTTGATAATGAATTTGTAATTCATGATATAAGAATTGTTGAAGGCAAAGAAAGGCTATTTGTAGCCATGCCTAGTAGAAAGACTAAAACTGGTAAATTTAAAGATATAAGTCATCCAATAATTAAAGAATGCAGACAAAAAATAGAAGATGCAATATTAAAAGAATTTAATAAATAACTATGTCTAAATATCCAAGAAGAATTAAAAGTTATGGAGGCAAGCAAAAAGTATTACCTATAAAAGATAAAAAAATGCTAAATAGAGTTATGGACTATTGGCGATATTTGATAGAACATGCACCAACACAGAAAAAAAGAGACCAGGCCTACAGAAATTATATGTTGTTCCTTATAGGATTTAATACAGCTTTCAGAGCAGAAGACTTATTACAATTAAAAGTTAAACTAGTTATAAAAGGTTACTTTTCTATTAAAGAAAATAAAACTAAGAAATGGCAACATTTTAAAATGAATAAAGAGTTACATCAAGAAATACTTGATTATATAGCTTATTTTGAATTAAAAGAAAGCGATTATTTGTTTATGGGCCAAAAGAAACACGAAACAAAAGGAAATAGAACTTTTGATGTTATATATCCTATGACTAGGCAGAATTGTGAAGATATAATATTTCCGAAGGTAATAAATGCTTGTGGAATAGATTTTCCATTTGGACTTCATAGTTTGCGTAAGACATTTGGCTATCAGTATATTAAAAATGGTGGAAATATGCTTACATTACAAAAAATGTATAATCATGATTCGCTAGACGTAACCTTGTTGTATGTGATGTGGGATAATTCAGATGTTGCAGAAACACGCGCATCAGTATATATTGGAGGAAGAAAGAAATATGAAAAAAGTGATAAATAATTTATGGGTTGCATTTAAAGATGTATGCTGCTTTATAAAAGAGCCTACTTTACTTTCTTTATTATTTATAGATTTATTAAGTATGGTAGTTAATATTTTACTAGGCGATATAGTGATAGTTATTATAAATTTTTTCTTTGCTATGTTAATTGCAAAAATTTTATTAAAAGGTTAGGAGTAGAAATGAAAAATTCTAAAAATAAAGTTATATATATAGTCGATGAAAATATAGAATATGCAAATGGAGTTTTAGATATTTTTTCGTTAGAGCTCAGTCAATTTGTGGATAAAAAAATTAAACATAAAATTATTTTAAAAAATAAAATTGAATTGATTCCAATGTCTTATAATAATCCTGTAGGGCATAGAAATTATAGAACAGTCAATGCTAAGAACTTTTTAGAGATGTGTTATAGAAATTATTCTAAAGCTTTAGAAAAATTACTTTTAAATGGAAATCGTAGAGATCAAGTAGTTGGTTTAATTTCATTAATGGAAGGATGTTGTGAAAATATCTAATGAAGAATGTTTATAATTTAATAAATAATAATTTAAGTGATTTTTTATCAGAAGTTAGAGAAAATGTAAGAGCAGGACATTATATTAAATTAAAATTACAACGTTTATATTTAAAAGGTAAAGTTACTTATATAACATCTGATTATATTTATGTAGATAAATTCAAAGTGTCAATTAGTATAATTAAAGAGATAAAAAGAATATCAAAAAGAGAGAGCGAGGAAGATTAATGGATAGTTTATTATGTTTATTATATGCTGGTATAATTACAATAATTATATTTTTAATAATAGCTGCTGCATCTTGTACTATAGATACAAGAAATAATGTAATTGAAATAAATGATAAGTTAAATAAAATAATAGAAATTAAGGAGGAAAAGTTAAATGAAAGTTTATAGAATAATAGTTGAAGGGAAATATGTTAAAGATTTTTTAGAAAGTAGAACAACAGAAAAGACTAATTTAAGTTTAAATTATGTTTCATTAAAAGATAAAGATGAGGCAATGCTATTTTCTGAAAAGCAAACAGAAAAAATAATAAATGTAATTAAAGAGTTTGATAAAAATTATTTTTTAGAGGAAGCTGGAGGTATAGATTATATTATGGAATATGGTACAAAAGAATGTGTTATATGCAAAAAAGAATTTGAATTGAGAAAAGAAGATAAGTTCATTGTTGATGTTGAACCAAAACCTTTTTCTGTTTCTGGTTTAAAAGAAGCTTTTAATTGTCCTTATTGTGGTTGTCAAAATATAGTAAATAATTATAATCAAAAGTACGATATAAATACAAAAAAGGTACAAAATAACGAAAACAAGTAAGTTATGCAAGTTTTTATAAAAATAAATGTTAGTAACTTATTAATTTACTTAGAAATTATCTAGGAAAGATGTTAATAAGTTGCTTGCATAAAAAACTTGTCAGAATTAGGTGTTATGTCAAGTTTTTATATACAGATAGAAAGAAGGACAAATAAAGATGACTAAAGAAGAATATAAGATTGAATTAAAAAAAGAATTTAAAGAATATATGTTTTCAATATTAAATGGTGGTTTTATTTTTGCTAATATTCCTTATAATGAATATTTAGAACTATGTTATGAAGTATTAGATGAATTTAAAATATTAAATAAAAGCAACAAATTAAATGCTGAAATTGGGAAATACTTCAAAGAATAAAGAGGTATCAAATGTTAAAAAATAAAGAAGAAAGAAAAAAATTTTTAGAAGATGACAATAATTGGAATATAATATATAATTTAGATATAGGGTTAAGATATTCTGAAATAAGATTTAAAGATAATATAAGTTTAATAAAAGTTGAATCATATCAATATTTTGATAATAAAGGCAAATATATAGTGGAAGGCTATCGTATTTTAGATCGTAGTAATTTTACTTTAAGTATGAATTTATATTATATATCAGCTTGTGTTGAATTTTTAAAGCATCACGAATTAGAAGAAAACTAATGAAATATTTTAAATATATATTAGGCACAGTATGTTTAATTATTAGTATAGGTCTTATAGTTGATAAAGTAGGAATACAGAACTTTAAATCATTGTTAGTTGTAATATCTATATCTTTATCCAATTTGTTTTTAAACTCAAAAATAGGAGATGATTAAATTGTTTAAAAAAAGAAAAGATTTAAATGACTTGGTGAAATTAGCAGAATTAACCGAAAAAGATTATAAAAGTGATTATAAATTAAAACAAAAACATTTTAATGCTAAAAGTAGATTAATGAAGAAAGTCTATGATTCAAATGATGGAACTTATAAAAGAAAAGAGGGAAACAATGAAAAAATTAAATGAAATCCAAATAAGTAAAAGAGTAGTTGCTTTAATTATGAATTGTACTAGTCTTATTTGTTTTACTATTCTAGCAATTACTTTTAGAAAGTGGTGGCTAATATTTATAAGTATTTTGTTTTATCAATCTTTTAAGGAGAAGAATAATGAATAATCATAAAGAAATTGTAGACATTCTTCTAGATGAATTAACTAAACGTAAATTGATAAAAAATAATAATTGTAATGATTCTTATGAAAGAACTAAGCAATTACTAAAAGATTGCATAAGAATAAAAAAGTCAAAAGATAATATCGAATTTCAAATCAAAAAGTTGGAAAAAGCAAAAAATAGTAATGATTTAAAAATACCAACAGGAACAGATTATTCAATAGATATAAAAGGATTTAACGTAACATCTAATTTAGATTCAATTAATAATAGAATTATGTGTTTAAAAGAAGATATAAAAATAATTGATTGTTTTTTTGATTATGTAAATAATATATTAAAAGACTTAAATAAAAAAGATTATGTGTTATTTGATAAGTTATATATTCAAGGAATAAATGTTATAGATTTATCTTTAGAAATGAATGTAGATGTTTCTACAATATATAGAAGGGTTAATAAAATAATAAGAGAAAGCTTAAAAATAGAAATGTTTCCTGTAGCATATTTGAATGAAAATAATTAGATTGCAAAAAAGTATGCAAAAAAGTGTGCCTTTGTATTGCAAAAATAATATGATATAATTTGTAAAATGGAATTAATAAAATTTCATTTACTCATCATTGTAATTAATATAATATTAAAACTTGGTAAACCCAAGTTTTTCTTGTGGAAGTGATATTATGAATGTGAAAGAAGCTATTAATATTTTAATTCTTTATGCTAGTAATAAATCATCTTGTGGTAAGCTACCAGAAAAAGAATATAAAGCATCTAAAATTATAAAAAGATTTATTAATGTAATTGAAAATAGTGAAGATATAGAAATAAAAAAATTATTAAATGAAAGACAATAATATTTTAAATTATATTAATTATTTAATAGCTAATGATGCGTTAGTTAAGTTTTATCAGTTACCAATTTGGCGAGCAACCAGAAGATATGTTATGAAAAAACTAGATCATAATGAATGTTATGATTGCAATAAAAAAGGAATATTAACTAAAGCAGTTATGGTACATCATGTCAATGAAGTAAAGGTAAGGCCAGACTTAGCTTTAAGTATTTATTATACGAATACTGAAGGTGTAAAAGAAAGAAACCTTGTCTCGTTATGTTTTAATTGCCATGAGATAAGACATAACAGATGTTTTAACCGTAAAGAATCCACAAAAAAATATGTTAATGATGAGTGGTGGTAGGCCCCCAGCACCCTAAACCCCTTTTAGGATAAGGGGAACGTGAAACGCGAGGGGTAGAAGACAAAAAAATTTTTTCCCCGATGAAAAATTTAGAAGGAGGTTGTTAAGATGTGCCAAACGTGAGAGAACCTATTGAAGTAATTATGAAAAAAGGTAAGAAAAATCTAACAAAAGAAGAAATCGCAACAAGAATGAATCAAGAGCTAAAAGTTGATTCAGAAAGTATTTCTATACCTGAATTTTTACCTTCTAAATTTAAAAAGCAATTTTTAGCTATGTCAGAACGTTTACAAAAGGTTTATAATTTTACGGATTTAGATACAGATTTGTTAGCCAGGTATTTTATTGCAAAAGATTTTTATAATAGGTATAACAAAAAATTAAGAACTGAATTTGATCGCAAAAAAGTAGATTTTAGTCTAATTAAAGATATTCAGAATAGTCAAGATAAAGCATTTAAACAAATGCGAGCTTGTGCTAATGATTTAGGTCTATCTCTTTCATCAAGATGCAAATTAGTAGTTCCTGATGATGATCCTAATGAATACGAGTTATAACAAATATTTAAAGAATTATGCAGATATAGTTAAAAGTGAAATAGCTTTAGTAAAAGTGAATGAAAAAGGTAAGCTTGTTGAAAAAGAAGTTAAAATAACTGTATGTGAGGACCAAAAATTATTAATTGATTATGTTGAAAATATTTTTAGAACAGAAGATATTTATATAGATGAAGAACAAGCTGATAAGTACTTGTCATATCAAAAATATTTTCCATTCGAGTTGTTCCCTTGGGAGATTTATTGTTTTATTTTACACAATTGTGTTTATTATAAATCAGATAGATCTCTTAGATGGCCTGAACTTGTTATTTATGTTGGGCGAGGAGCAGGAAAGAATGGTTATTTGGCTTTTGAAGATTTTTGTTTATTAACTCCAACTAATGGCATAAAAAATTATGATATTGATATATGTGCCACTAGCGAAGAACAGGCGAAAAAATCATTTGATGATATTTATAATGTTTTAGAGGATAATAAATATAATCTTGCAATAGTAAAAAATTTTAAATGGACTCAAACCTACATAAAAAATAAAATAACAAATAGTACTTTAAAATATCGCACAAATAACGCAAAAACTAAAGATGGTTTGCGTTCAGGAAAAGTAGATTTTGATGAAGAACACGCATATGAAAATTGGGATAATATAGAAGTATTTACAGGAGGTTTAGGTAAAACAGATTTACCAAGATTAACTCATTTGTCAAGTAATGGCGATACAAGAGGTGGACCTTTTGATAATACAATGGCTAGATGTGAGAAAATATTAAGAGGAGAGATTCCTGATAGTGGAACTCTCCCTTTTATTTGTAAACTTGATAGTGAAGGCTTAGTAAATAACCCTATAAATTGGTATATGGCTAATCCTTCTCTCCAATATCTTCCTAATTTGCTAAAAGAGTATTATAGAGAGTATTCTATTTTCTTAGAAAATGGTGATGTAGGTAACCAATTTATGTCTAAAAGAATGAATTGCCCTACAATAAAAGTAGAAAATGCAGTAGCCACTAAAGAAAAAATTGAAGCTTGTTCTAAAACTTTAATTGATTTAAAAAATAAACATTGTGTTGTTGGAATTGACTATACTAAAACAACTGATTTTATGAGTGTAGTTTTATTATTTAAAGAAAATGGTAAGTATTATGCAATTCATCATTCTTGGTTTTGTAGTAATTCTTTAGATAAGAGAAGAATTAAATTTCCTTTAAAGGTGGCCGAAGCAGAAGGCTATTTAACTATAACTTCTGATGTTGAAATAAAACGTGAATTAATAAGTGCCTATTTATTAGAAATGTCTAGAAAGTATATTATTGATGCCATAGCAATTGATAGTTTTAGATATTCTTTATTAAGTGATGAACTAAAAAAAATTGGCTTTGATTTTAATGATAAGGAAAGAACAAAACTAATTCGGCCTCAAAGTGATATTGCAAGAATTGTACCTGTTATTAATAGTATGTTTGTTTCTGAAAGTCTCTGTTTTGGAGAAGATAAATTAATGAGATGGTTTATAAATAATACAAAGCTTGTTCCAACTAAAAATAATAACTATGTTTATGGCAAAATAGAGCCTAAGTCTAGAAAAAATGATGGATTTATGGCTTTAGTTGCTGCAATGTGTATTGAAGAAAAAATAAAAGAATCATTTTCTTATGATGAAGATGATTTAGATCCTGTAATGTGGTAGGAGGAGGTGTTAAAATGTTTTTTAAGAAAAAAGCACAAGATTTCTTAAATGAAACTATAGATAAATCTGAAATAATAGAGAATTTATTTGTCAAAATTTATAATATGGAGAAAATAGCAGTTAAAATGGCAATTTCTTATATAGCTAATGCAATTAGTAATTCTGAATTTAAGTTTTACGAAAATAAAAAAATAATAAAAAATGATTTTTATTATAGATTGAATGTTTCAGCTAATCCTAATCAAAATTCTACACAATTTTGGCAAAAAGCTATTACTAATATGATTTTAGATGGTGAAGCTTTAGCTTTTACTAACAAAGATTATGTTTATATAGCAGATTCTTATAATCCAATTAAAGAGGATCTAAAAGGTAATAGATATGAAAATATAAGTTTAGCCTTTTCAGATAAATATTTTGATAAAAATTTTGATGAAGTATTTTTATTTAGAATAGATAGTATGGATTTTGTAAAAATTTTACTGACAGTATTGAATAATTATGGATATGTTTTTTCAGAGTCATGTAATGATTTGCTTTCTGCTAATGCAGAAAGATGGATTTATGAAGCTGATAATTTAGAACATGGCGATAAAGATTTTAATGAAAAATGGCGAAAAAGAATTAGTACAAAATTAAAAGAGTTCTTAGAATCCAGAAGAGGGTTATATCCAAAAAATTCAGGTTCTAAAATTTTTCAATTAGAAACAAAACAAAAAAATATTTCTGCTGGAGATATTGTGAATATTAGAAAAGACATTTTTGAAATAGTAGCCAATGTATTTAAAATGCCTATAAGTATGTTTACAGGCAACATAAATAATATGAATGATGTTGTTAGTACATTTTTAACATTCTGTGTAGATCCTATTGCAGATATGTTAGGTCAAGAAGTAACTAGGAAACTATATTCAGAAGAACAATATTTTGAGGGCTGCTTATGCAAAGTTGATACTTCTTGTATTACTCACTATGATTTATTTGGTATCTCAGATAAAGCAGATAGATTAATAGCTTCAGGTGTTACTGATATAGATGAAATAAGAACAAAGGTTAATTTAGAGGAGTTAAATACTTCTTGGAGCAAGCAACATTACTTTACAAAAAATTATGGCAAAATTGAAGATGTATTGAAAGGAGGTGGGGATAATGAAAAATAAATATTATAATCTTGAAGTAAATAATAATATTGCAAATCTTTATATTTATGGAGATATAACTTCTTGGCCTTGGCTAGAAAGTGATGTATCAGCTTATATGCTTTCTTCACAATTAGAAAATTTAACCAATGTTGATATTTTGAATGTATACATTAATTCTTATGGAGGTGAAGTAGCAGAAGGTATTGCTATTTATAATGCTTTAAAAAGATTTAGTGGTTTAGTCAAAACATATGCAGATGGTTTTGTTTGTTCTATAGCTTCAGTTATCTTTATGGCAGGACATGAGAGAATTGTTAATCGTTCTTCAGCTTTATTGATACATAATGCTTGGACTTACGGACAAGGAGATGCAAATGCTCTAAGAAAAGTAGCTGATGATTTAGATGTTATTAATGATTTAGGCATTAAAGCTTATATGGAACATATAAATATAAGCCAAGATGAACTACAAGAAATGTTAGATAAAGAAACCTGGTTAAATAGCGAAAAGGCTTTAGAATATGGCTTTGCTACTTCAATAGAAGAAAATAATAAATCCAGTAAAGTTAATCAAAGCTACAAAGATAAAGTAATTCATAAAATTTTAAACCAAAGTGAAGATGATGAAGGAGATTCAAATGATAGTGATTCAAGTACAACTCAAAGTGGTATAACTTCTGTAACTATATCCATTGAAGATGGTGAGTTAAAAGTTGTTACAAATGATACTATCGAAGATAATAATTCTACTGAAGATGATGATGTTAATAATACAGACAGTGAAGATAATACAAATGATACATCAGATGAAGATAATGGTGATGAATCTAACAAAGATGATGAAAAAAATAAAAGTTCAGAAAAGTTAAAACAAAAATTATTAAATGTGTTTAAGGAGGAATAAAAAATGGAAATAAAAAGAAACACAGGAGTTAATGAATTTGCCAAGAAAATGGCAGAAGCTGTTAGAAATGGTGATGAAAAAGCTTTTAGTGAAGCTTTTCAAAAATATACAGAAGGAATTGCTTCAGATATTAAAGCTGAATATGAAATTATTAAAGATGAAACCGATAGTAAAATATTAGCTGCTAGAGGATATAGACAATTAACCTCTAAAGAAAATGATTTCTATCAAAAATGGATAGAAACAGCAAAACAAAGTAATTATAAGCAAGCGTTTGATGACTTAATTGCTGCAGAAGGTATGCCAGAAACAATAATTGAAGATGTTTTTACAGATTTAACAACAGAGCATCCTTTGTTATCTAAAATTAATTTTATTTATGTTAAGTTTTTAACTAAGTGGTTATTAAATAATCAAGAGGGATATAATTATGCTTGGGGTAAAATTGATTCAAAAATTGTTGAAGAAATTTTAGCTGGATTTAAAGATATTAAATTAGATCAAGCACAATTATCTGCATTTATGGCTATTGGTGTAGGTATGCTTGATTTAGGTCCTAAATTCTTAGATGCTTATGTAAGAAAAGTTTTAAAAGAAGCATTAAGTTTAGGTTTAGAGTATGGTATTATTTATGGTAGTGGAGTTAATTGTTTAACTGGTTTAACTAAAAAAGTTGGAAAAGGAGTTCAATTTAGTGAAGAAACTGGGTATCCTGACAAAGAAAAAATTGAAATTACAGATTTTACACCTTTAACATATGGTCCAATAGTTGCTAAACTTTCAAAAAGTGAATCTGGCAGAAAACGTTCTGTAAAGGATTTAACTTTAGTTACTAACCCTACAGATTATTTAACAAAAATAATGCCTGCAACTACTATTTTAAATGCAGCAGGAGTTTATGTAAATAATTTATTCCCTATTCCAACTGATGTTGTTGAAAGTGAAATTGTAAAAGATAATGAAGCTATTTTATTCTTACCTAAACATTATTTCTGTGGTGTTGGAAATAATAAAAATGGTGAAATTAAGTATTCAGATGAATATAGATTCTTAGAAAATATGAGAACTTATAAAGCATTATTATATGCTACAGGAAAAGCTGCAGATGATAATGTTGCTATTGTCTTAGATATTAGCAAATTAAATCCAACTTACTTAAATGTAAAAATGATAACTGATACAGCAGTTTCAACAGCTCAAGTTACTTCTGAAAATGAAGTAGCATAATGAATAATAATGAATTATTATCTTTATTAAAAAATTTCTTAAATATTGAATTTAATGAATCGGATAAAAGGTTAGAAGATATAATAAAAAATTCAATAATAGTTATGAGAGAAAGAATAGGAGCTAATATAGATTTTTTAAAAGATTTAAGTGTTAGACTATTCTTTCTTAATTATTGTAAATATGTATATTTTGGTGAAGACCAAATTTTCTTTGAAAATTATAAAGATGAATATTTGAGACTTAGGTCAATTTATGAAGCTGAGGATACCGATGCAGAAGACCAAGCATAAAGAATATTTGGATGGCTGGGTATACATATATAATAGAAAAGATAATACTGATAATAGAAATATTAAAAATTTAGAAGATTTAGCCTATATTAATAGATTAGCATTTAATGAAAAAAGTGCAAGAAATGAAGATGTTATTTTTGCAGAAAGTATAGGTTGCAGTTTAAGTAAAAAAATTAAAGTAACTGAAGTTAAATTTTTAAAAGAAAAACAATTTGCAAAGATAAATGATATATTGTTTTACATTTATCGCCTTGATATTGATAAAACAAATAAAGAAATTTATTTGTATTTGGAAAGTGTTCGTGATTTAAGTGAAAGATAAGGTTAAAAATGCCATTAAAGAATATGAAAAGAATTTTTTTTACGGACAAGGTATAGTTGATTCGAGTGAAGAATGGAATTATTCTGTTTTTAAAAGAGATAATACAAAATATGGTAAAAATAATAGTACGGATTATTATAATTTAGCAATTGTTAGGGAAGATTATATTGAAGAAGATGTTTATAAAAATATTATTAATGTTATATTAGAAGAAACTGACTTAAAACTAGCGGAAGAAAGCTTTAAATTTGATTATTTGTATAATCAAAAGAAAAATATTTCTTGTGAAGTTATAATAATTAAATTTTATAAGCCTTCAAAGGTATGTTATGGCATCTAATAATAAAACAATTGGTGTTTATTATTGTAATTATGATGATTTTATTAAATTACAAGAAGCTATTAAAAAATATCCAGGTTCTTCTGAAGAAGCAATTAATGAATATTTAAGAAATAAAGGTAGTAGGAATTTAATTGATTCTACTACTTTTTATATTCCTGTTTCAAAAACAGGTAAACACCATGCTAAATCAAATAATTGGTATAATATTGATTATAAAAACTTGGAAGTGGATATTTCAAATTCTTTAGAAGGAACTAGAAAGACAGGGAGTTTTTATTATTTATATTATGTTTCTACTTTCACAGGAACTAGTGATCCGAGTAAAAGGAAAACTGGAGTTGGAGGTATTGATTTCTTTGAAGAAGGAGCAGATAAAGTTTATCCAATTGTTAAAGATGAATTATTAAATATTTTAGAAACTAAAATTAAGGAGGGATTTTAAATGTTTAATGAAAGAGTTTATAGTGAATTTGAAATAAAAAAATTAGGAATTAAATTTAAAGGTGAAAATAAAGCGACAATAGCAGGTTGCACTGGTTCTTTAGCTGAAACTTTAGAACAAAAAAAAGTTACTAAAAAGTGTGAAGGAGTAGTTGTTAAGACTGTAACAAAAGGAACAGGAACAGGTACATTAACAGTTACAATTCATGCTAAATATGATTTATTAACTGAAATGTTAGGTATGAATCGTGAAAAATATGTAGACGGGGTTAAAGCATACGGCCAGAGTTCTGTGCATAAGCCATTTGAACTTACAGGTCAAGTGTTAGATGAAGATGGTGTTGAGAAACTTAAAGCATATCCTAATTGTGCTTTGACTAAAAAACCTGAAATAACAATTACAAATGGTGAAGAAGAAGTAGCTGAAACTACTCTTGAAATTGCAGTTATGCCAGATGAAAATGGCGAGGGTATGTACGAAGCTATTTGTGAAACTGGTTATTTAGAAGATGAAACAATAAAAACATCTTGGTTAGAAAACTTTACAACTGAGTTAATTACTAAAAAAGAGGAAGGAGAAACAGCATAATGCTACAGGAACATATAATTGTAAGAGAATTTACTGATATTTATAATAAAGAAAAAAAGTATGAAATTGGAGAAAGAGTTTTTTTAACTGAAGAAAGATCATCTGAAATGAATATAGGAAAAACTAGAGTAGTAAGAGTTTTAGATGATAAGTATTCAGAAATAATTAGACAATTAAAAGATAATACTGAAGAAGAAGTAACACCAGAGGAAGAAGAAACTCCTGAAGAAGAAGTAACACCAGAGGAAGAAGAAACTTCTAAAGGTAAAAAGAAAAGAGGGAAATAATGGAATGTCATTTAATTAACGGGACTAGTTTTAGTTTAGATATTTCACTAGTGAAATTATATGCTTTTAAAGCTACTAATAAGGAAACTTATCAAAAATTTAATAAAATAATTATTAATGGTCCAGGAGATGTCTTTGATATGGTAACATTATTATATACTTGTTATTTAATTAATTCTCTTACAAAAGAATTAACTTTAGAAGATTTTATAAATAATTTGACTGCTGAATGTCAGTCTTTAAGTTTTCTAACTAATGCAACTAATAAAATAATGAATGGAACTGCTCGAAAATAATATTAATCTTAATTCTATACGATTAAATTTTAATAAGATTTATGAATTAAAATTTAAAGATTATGGATTATATAAAAAGTTTTTTATATTATTAAATTCTAATGAATTAGATATTTTAAATTATATAGAATTAATATATATTGCTTATAAAATAAATTGCTTGGAAGATATTTCTTTCAAGCAATTTTTGTCATATATACAGAAGTTTTCGTTTATACAAATAGTTAATATATATTTTAATTTATATGGCATTAAGGAAGGAAATTCTTTTAGAAAAGCTTTTAAAGTGGAAAATATTGTAAAACGAGTTAAAATTCCTAAATTTCAATTTGAAGATGTAGAGGATTATTTTACTTATTATTGTTTAATCTTAAATATATCAGAAGAAACTTTTTGGAAGGTTGATTTGTCCTTTTTACTTTCTATCTCTGAAAATAAAAGTAGGTTTGATGCTTATGTTAATAAGATGAAGTCGCAGGTGATTGAAGAAAAGAGGTGATATTGTGGCCTCAAAAGATAAAAAACAAATAACACTTGAGTTTAATGTAACAACAAGTGAATTTAAAAAAAATATTGCAGACTTATCAGACAAAATTTCAGTATTAAATAATAAATTAAAACTAAATGCAGTAGAACTAAAAAATGATAGTTCTAATATTGATTTATTAAAAAATAGATCATTATTACTAACTGAGAAATTAGAACATCAAGGAGTCAAAACAGCTAATCTAAATAAGCTTTTAGAGCAAGCAAAAAAACTATATGGTGAAGATAGTAATGAAGTAAAAAAATATACTAATGCAATTTTAAAGTCATCTACAGAAGAAGCAAGATTAAAAGGGTATATTAATGATGTTAATAAAAAGATTGAAGAACAAATCAAGGTAATAAAAGAGAACGAAAGTAATACTAAAAAGCTAAAAAATGTAATTAATAGTCAAGCTGATGGTTTAAAAGAGCTAAAAGATAAATATATAGAAGTTATATTAACTGAAGGTAAAAACTCAGCGACAGCTAAAAAATTAAAAGAAGATATGAATAAATTAAATTCAGAGCTTCATAATAATATTTCAAAATTAAATTCTGTTGAATCAGCAAGTGATAAATTCACGAGTTCTTTAGACGAATTAAATGACACTTCCTCTAAAGCTAGAGATGGATTTACTATATTTAAAGGTGTTATTGCTAATTTTGCTACATCTATAATTCAAAAAGGAATATCAGCAGTTAAAAGTTTTGGAAGTGAAATTGTTGGACTAGGAATGAATTTTCAAAGTGCAATTTCAAAAGTTAAAGCTTTATCTAATGCCACAACAGAAGAAATGAATCTTATAGAGGATAAGGCGAGAGAATTAGGGAGCAAAACAAAGTTTTCAGCTTCTCAAGTAGCTGAAGCTTTTCAATATATGGCTTTGGCAGGTTGGGAGCCTCAGGAAATGTTAAATTCTATGGAATCCGTTTTAAATTTAGCTGCAGCAGCTGATATGGATTTGGCAAAAGCATCTGATATTGTAACAGATTATCTTACTGCTTTTAATTTAACATCAAAGGATTCAATAAAGTTTACTGATCAATTAGCTTATGCTATGTCTAATTCAAATACAAATGTAGAACAATTAGGTGAAGCATATAAAAATGTAGCAGCTACATCAACACAACTTGGCTATTCTTTAGAAGATACCACGGCTGCATTGATGGTTATGGCTGATTCTGGAATTAAAGGTGGAGAAGCAGGAACAGCTTTATCTTCTATAATGACAAGGCTTGGGAATGATGTTAGTGGATGTAGAGAACTATTAAGAAAATATGGTGTTGAGGTATATGATTCTAATGGTAAAGTAAAATCATTATCTTCTATTTTAGAAGGCTTAAAATCAAAATGGAAATCATTATCTGACGAGCAAAAATCTAATTTATCATATGTTGTCGCAGGGAAAACAGCACAATCAGAATTAATGACTATTCTTGGTGAAAGTACAGGTTCATTTAATGCTTATCGTCAAGGATTAATTGATTGTGATGGCGCAGCAAGTCAAATGGCTGCAACTATGCAAGATAACTTGCAAGGTGATGTAACAACAATGAAAAGTAAATTTGAGGAATTGGGCTTATCAATTTATGAAAAACTAAATATTCCCTTAAGAAATTCAGTTAATTTTATAAATGAAAAAGTTGTTCCTGTTTTAAAATTTATGATTGATAATCTTCCTATTGTTGGAGTAGCCATAGGAGGCATTACAACAGCTATAATAGCTCAAAAAGTAGCTACTACAGGGTTAACAGGGGTTACTAAATTATTAACTTTAGCGCAAAGTGGATTAAATGCAGTATTAAGCATGAATCCTATTACAGCTGTTATTCTTGTTATAACAGGTTTAGTTGTAGCTTTTATGACGTTATGGAAAAAAAGTGAAGGTTTCAGAAACTTTTGGATTAATTTATGGAGTGGAATTAAATCATCTTGTTCTAAGGCAATTGAAAACGTAAAAAACTTTTTTGGTAATTTGGCAAATTTTTTTAATGAAAAAGTAGATTATATTAAAGATAAAATTGAAAGTATTAAAGAAGGATTTGTAAATTTAAAAAATAAAGTATCAGATATAATATTTGCTATTGTTGATGTATTTAAATCAATAGGTGTGAATATTAAGGAAACTTTTCAACCTGTAATAAATGTTGTTTTAACCTTTGTAAATAACGTAAAAACTATTTTCTATAATATTTATTTAATAGCAGCCTATATTTTTACGTCAGTAAAAGATAAAATAATTGATATTTATACCAATATTAGAGATTTTTTTGTTGAGAAATTTGAATCAGTAAAAGAATTTTTCTTAAATGCTATTCAAACTATAAAAGATTTTTTTGCACCTATAGGTGATTTTTTTGGCAGTTTATTTGAAAGTGCTAAAGAAAAAATAAAATCTGTATTTGGTCCAGTAAAAGAATTTTTCTTAGACTGTGTAAATAATATAAAGTCTGTATTTTCAACAATAGGAACATTTTTTAAAGAAAAATTTACTGAAGCTTATAATAATGTGAAAGGTGCTTTTGCAGGAATAGGTGATTTTTTTGCTGATAAAATAAAAACAATCAAAGAAAAAATGGTAAGTATTGGAAAAAGTGTTGGTGATGCAGTAGGCGGTGCTTTTAAATTTGTAATTAATGGAATTATAGATAAAGTTGAGAAAATTGTTAATGCGCCTATTAAAGTAATAAATAAATTAATAGGTAAGATTCAAACTATTATTCCTAGCTTAAAAAGACTTGATGAATTTAGCTTACCAAGATTGAAGACAGGTATGTCTTATGTTCCGAAAGATTATTTTCCAGCTTTCCTTGATGAGGGTGAAAGAGTTCTTACAAAAGAACAAAATGCAGCATTTAACCGAGTTGGAGGTTTGTCTGGATTAATCAATTCTCAAATGAATGATGTAACAGAAACTAAGTTTTTAACTGGAGACAATAGAATTTATGATTATTTAGAAAGAATTGCTAATAAAAATATGAGTTTTTATGTTGATAGTGAAAAATTAGCAGAGGTTACAGCTGATAATGATGATAAAATCTCAGGAGAAAAAATTGATTTGAAGAATAGGGGCTTAGAATTATGAGAAAAGGTATATCAATAAAAGGAGTTCATTCTTATAGAGATTTAGGAATAGAAATAGCAGACAGAAAGATTTCTATTCCTGAAATTAATAGAATTACAGAAACAATTCCATATCAAAATGGTAGCTATGATTTTTCTAGTTTGAATGGTGAAGTTACTTATAAAAATAGAACTTTATCTTATACTTTTGAAATTGCTGAAGAATCTACAGAAAAAATGGAAATAGAAAAACAAAAAATCTTAAATTGGCTATCTGATGTTACAAATGAAAAAATATATGATGATTATATTCCTGGATATTATTTTATCGGAAGTATTGATTCATATAGTTGGGAGGAAGACTTTGAATATGGAAAAGTAGTAATTAATTTCTCTGTATATCCTTTCAAATATAGAAATATAGTTGCAAGAAAAGAATATGATGTTTTTGGAAGTTTAAATGTAAGTTTAAATACAGATAGTTCACATAAGGTTATGCCTAAAATTATTAGCAATTCTGATTTTATAATTAATTATAATAATATTTCACTAGCAATAGGTATAGGAACATTTCAAGATGTTAACTTTACTTTAGCTAAAAGTAATGAATTTATTATAGAGGGAACAGGAAAAATAATTTTTGAGTATACAGATGAGGTATTATAAAATGTATAGAGTAATATTAAATAATAATAATGTTATGTATACAATTCATAATTCTAATGCTTCAATAAATGCCTCAAAATTATCAAGTGGAAAAATAAATAATGGTATTAATACAATTTCTTCTTTTGAATTTGATATACTCCCAAATAATATTGGTTTTAACGAATTATATCCATATTTGTCAAAGATATCAGTAATAAATGAAAAGACAAATAAAACAATTTTTAATGGTAGAATCTTAAAAGTTAAACCCAAAATGAATACAAATGGTGCTATATCTAAATCAATTATATGCGAGAGTCAATTAGCATATTTATGTGATTCTATTCAACCTTACGAACAAGAGCATAAATGGATAACTGATGATAATTCAACTGGATTAGAGAAATATGTTGATTTTTTACTTGATAATCATAATAAACAGGTAGAAGATAATAAAAAAATATATCGTGGAATAATAAACGTAAAAACTTTATCTTCAGATAATAGTGTAGATAAAGGAACAAATTATCAGAAAACTTTTGATGTTATAAAAGAAAAACTAATTAATGTATTTGGTGGTGAGATTCAGCTTAGAGAAGTAAATCACAAATTATATTTGGACTATTTAGATTTTATAGGAGAAGAAAGTACTACAGATATAGAGATAGCTAAAAATATGAAGTCTATTGATAGGGAAATTGATTATTCTGAAATATTTACAAGAATTATTCCTCTAGGTGCAAAATTAAAAACTATTGATGAAGCAGGTAATGAAATAGAGACTGAAGAAAGATTAACTATTTCATCTGTAAATAATAATATAATATGGCTAGATACAGAATTTGTTAGCCAATTAGGTGTAATAACAAAAATAATAGAGTTTAATGATATTACTAAACCAGAAAATTTATTGTCAAAAGCCAGAGAGTATATTAAAACTTCAAATGTTATTTCAGAGAAAAACACTTTAAGTGCTGTCGATTTGTCCCTGATAAATAACAACTATGATGAAATAAAAGTAGGAAATATACATAATATTAAAAATAGTTTATTAGAATTAAATCAAAAATTAAGAATAATTAAATCTACTATTGATATTTGCAAGCCAACATCATCAACTTTTAATGTAGGAGACAAGCAAGCTTTATTAAGTAATATAACAAATGATAAACTTAAAGATATAACGAACATATTGCAACAAATTTCAATTATTAAGTCTAATTATGTTAAAAATGAAGTTTTAAGTAATACTTATTCAAAAATCAATTCTATTATTATTCAAAAATATAATGAAATTGTTCTTAAATTAACAGAGGACTATGTTTCAAATAGTTCTTTTTCAAATTCTTTAAAAAGAATTTCTGAAATTGAAATGCTAATAAATAAGATTGAGTTATTAGTTAGTGAAGTATCATCTATGTGTGGTATTGCAAATGGTAATATTATTCATGTTACTGATGCTAAAGCTGATAATGCTTTATATTTTTCAATTAGTGGTTATTTTAAAAATTTATCTGAAATAAATCCTTTCTTTTTAGGCAATACTAAATATATAAGTAATAAAAGATTTATAGCTGGTACTAAGTTTTTTATTAAAGATACTTTATTACATATATGTGTTGATAGACAAAATAAAGATAATCCAACTAGCGATTTAAAAGTTTATGAAATAGATATTAAAAAGCCGTTATTATTTAAAGATGATAAAAAAGATTTGTTAGAAGTTCAATTGTCAAAGGATAATGAAGTAATATGTCAGATTACAAGATACTTTAAATTAGATCAATATAGTAATATTGTAGAATTAGATGAGCCAACTTATGAGGCAATAGATATTTTTAATATAGAGTTGTTTGATGGAGGAAATTACATATATCTTAAAGAAACAGATTTATATAATTTGACGTTGGAATATTTAACGAATAGTAGTTTTAATAAATATTATGCCTCTTACGCACAATTACAATTAACTAAAGATAGCATTACACTTGAAACAGCTAAAAAGTATTCTACTAAAGAAGAATCTAAAGCTAGTATTAAAGCTTTAGCAGATACAATATCCTTAAATGTTAAAAATGGCGACAGTACAGCAGATATTACATTAAATGTTAATGGTGAAACTAAGAAAGCAACAATAAATATGACTGGATTAGTTAAATTTTCAAATTTATCTACTGCAGGTGATACTTTAATAAATGGATCTAACATAACAACTGGAACAATAGATGCTTCAATTGTTAATGTAAAAAATTTGAATGCTAGTAACATAACATCGGGTGAGATAGATGCAGCTATTATTAATGTAAAAAATATAAATGCAGATAAAATAACAGGTGGAACAATCACTGCTTCAGCAATAAATCTTGGCAATGGAACTTTTTCAGTAACGACAGCAGGCAAGTTAACTGCAACAGGTGCAACTATTAATGGTGTAGTAAAAGCAGGTAATGGAAGTACTATTGGAGGGTTAACTATGTCTAATGGTGTATTATCTAGTTCACGTTTAAGTTTGAATGCAAATGTTGGTATAGTATCAGTTTTTAATGAAAACGGAGGTTCAATGATACTATCTAATGCAGCAAGACTTTGTGCTACAGCAGGAATAGGAATATATTCTAATAGTTCAGGCACAATATCAGCTCCAAGTAAAAATATTGATTTGAAAGCTTTTAATGGTGCAAGCGTTTATCTTGCTTCTATGCGAGGGGCATCAGGGGATAATAGATTATCTAGTCTTACAATTGCTAATGGTGAAGGTCATTTTGCAGGTGGGACTTTTTATGTCAATGGTACACCTGTTGGCTCTTCTTCATCAAAAAATATGAAGAAAAACATTAAAGCTTTAGATCATAATTTAGTCGGTGAATTGTATAATATTATTCATTCTATGAATATGTATAAATTTGATTATAAGAAAAAATATATAAAAGGTCAAAAGAATAATATAGGATTTATTATTGAAGATATAGAAGATACTATTTTAGCAGAAATTTTGCATGTTAAAAAAGATGAAAAAGATAAGAATGTTAAATATTATTCTAATAATGATTTAACTGGATTATGTTTATTACTTATAAAAGAATTGATGAATAAATATGAAATGATGGAAAAGGAGATGTACCAAAATGGAAAAGGTAAAAAATACTGTATCTAAAAATAATATTATAAAGCCAGAAAGTATAATTGTTGAAGAAGCACTTTTAGAAATACAAACAGAAGTTAACAATATTTCTAAAAAACATAATTTGTCATTTTTTACATTAAAAATAATATTGAAAGAGTTACTTGGAGCTGTAGAACGAGGAGAAGCAGAACAAAATAACCAATATTATGAATCTTTAAAGGAGAAGAACAATGAATGATTTATTAGATATTCCTGAATTAAATATTAAAGGAGAGTTAATTGGTGAAGAAAACGAAAACTTTGATAGGAATACTGCTTTTACCTTTAATGAAGAAAATGTAACTGAAATAATAAGCAAATTAGATCTTCTTATTAAAAATAATAAAAAACAGAATGACAAGTTAAAAATTTTGGAACAAAAAAATCAATACATTAAAACTGATGAGTACGGAACTCATTTTGAATTGGGAGTTTATGCTAATGGTAATGAGTTAGTAGCTGATGATGATTATAAAGACCCTTCAGCTATACAAGTTTCAAATTTAGAAAGTGAGGAAAAATGAAAAAACTTAAAAATCTAAGTGGGGGGGGGGTTGTTTTTACAACCTCACAATATACAGAATGGAGGGAGCTATTTAATAGCAACCTCTCTTATGAAAGGGGGGCAAGGCTTAAAATATAAGTTTTGCTCTTTTTCAAAAGAGGTGCTTGTATGAGTTTAGTTACATCGCGAAATGATGCTATAAGTATAGTTGAGAGTGGTTCAAATGAAAATGGGGAATATACTAAATTTAGCAATGGTACAATGATTTGTAATATGAAAATATTATTTTCAGCAGACGGTAATTGGATTCAAGATAACATAATGTATAGACGAACTATAGAAAATGTAACATTTCCTGCAATATTTAAAGATACGCCAACAGTAGTAGGAATCTTCAATGCGACAACAACTAATAGAGTATGCTGGTTATCAACGAGAAATATAACAGCTAGCAAAATTGAAACGGTAATTATTAGCACTTACTGGAATGCTAGTGCAGTTATTAGTACATTAAATTTTATTGCGATTGGAAAGTGGAAATAATAAACTCATAAAATAGCAAATAGTATGCTAGTTACAAGTAAAAATGAAAAAATTAAAAATAACTCAATAACAATAGATAAAAATAAAGAAACTTTTTCTGTAACACAATGGAGAAAAGTTACTTTATCAGGTTATACATTAAGAGGCAGTTTAAGTGAAAAATTAATTCCATCATTAACTGGAATTAAAATAGGAAAAGGTGTAAATAGAATAAAGGTTAATGCTACTATAAAAATTAGTTTTAATGAAAATTTAGGCAATGGTGGTATTTACATTTCTAAAAATGGAGAAGTTCCGACAGATATTTATTATAGTACTACAAAAGGATGGATAACTTATAATTTAACCAATCAAATTTTTGATGTTGTAGAAAATGATGTTATATCTTGTGTGGTAGTAAGTGAATTTACATCTAATAACGCACAAATAGATTTAGGATATATTACTGCAGAGGTTATTGAGTAAAAGAGCAAAACAAAAGCCGAAAAAATGGCAATAGTTACAAGTAAAGGAAATAAAATAAAAGATTTTAAAATTTTATTTGAAGGAAATACACGTGATAATTTTACATTAAATGAAAATGTAGAAAACTTTAAATTTATAGAAATCTACTATGGATATGGAAATTCAATTTGGGGTACAAGTACATGTAAAATAGATATTACAAAATTTTATACAGCAAACTTGTTTTTAAGCGCATATACAGATAGTAATACAGTTCAACAGATGATGACAACAATAGAACTTAAAAATATAAATGTAAATATTATAAACAGTGTTTTGTACGATATTACCGATAAAACAGTTTTTAAACAAAATTATATAAGTTTTTATAAAGTGATAGGATATAAATAAAAAAAATAAAAGGAAGGATAAAAATGGAAAAGCTAAAAAAAATAAAAGAATATTGGACTTTATTAGTATTTTTGATTGGTGTTATTTGTAGCATATTTTTATTTATGCATAATGTTTTAAATAAATATGATGAAATACTTAATACAATTAAAACAACGCAGCAAATGGCTTTAAAATCAGTAATATGGAATGATAATATTCCTGGTACTGAGCGAGTTAGTGCTTGCGATGTATATTTAGCGGCTGGTTACAATTCATATACAAAACAAGAATGTGAAATCATTTTAAAAAAAGGTACCCAATCGGGTGCTTTTTCTTATGTAGCAGAGAGTGAGGTGAAAAAATGACATTAGAATTAATATTTGGGGTAGTACAAGCTTTGGTTACAGCAATATTAGCATCATTTACAAAAAATAAAAAAGTTCCTAAAAAATATATACCTTATCAAAATATAGCAGTTGGTTTGCTTGCTGGAATATTAGCTAATTATTTTAACTTATATAATGATGTTGTTATGGCTATGTTTGTATGTTTATCAATATCGACAGGAGTAGGTGGTATTTATGATGCTACACAAACAAAAATAAAAAAATAGAAAAGAGGTTTTATTTATGGAAAATGAAAAAATAATTTTAACTGAAGAACAAGAATTAGAATTTAGCAATGGAAAAGGTGAAGAAGATGAGTAATTCAAGTTTAGTAAATGTAGCAATACCAGCTGATGCTGGTAATTATTCAAAAGGGAGAAGTGGGAGAAAAATAGAAAAAATAGCTATTCATCATATGGCAGGTGTCTTATCAGCTAAAGTTTGTGGTGGCATTTTTCAAAGAAAAGGAAGAAAAGCAAGTAGCCATTATGGAATAGGAAAAGATGGTGAAGTTGGTTTATTTGTAGATGAATGTAATACTTCATATTGTAATTCAAATTGGGATAGTAATTGTAAATCTGTTACTATTGAAACTTCAAATAGTTCAAATGGTGGTAATTGGCCTGTTTCTGATAAAGTCTTGAATAAACTTATAGAATTAGTTGCTGATATTGCAAAAAGAAATAATCTTGGAACTTTAATTAAAGGTAAAAATGTTGTTTGGCATAGTATGTATGCTAAAACAACTTGTCCTGGACCATATTTGCTTAGTAAATTAGATTATATTATTGCTGAAGCTAATAAGATTAATTCATCAGAAAAAGAGGAAACAACGGAAAATCAGAATAAAAAGTCAATAGAAGAAATAGCTTTGGAAGTTATTAAATTAAAATATGACTATTATCCAAAACGAAAAGAGTTATTGGAAGCTGAAGGATATAATTATGCAGAGGTTCAAAGCAAAGTAAATGAACTATTAGGTTATAAGCCAAAACCTGGAACAACTTATACTATTAAAAAAGGTGATACATTAAGTAGCATCGCTAAAAGATATAATACATCAGTTGCTAAATTAGTAGAATTAAATAATATTAAAAATGCAAATTTAATATATCCAAATCAGAAAATAAAAATAGGTTAGTCTTAAGTGGCTAGCCTATTTTTTTTATTTGTAATAAATTATTTTCTTTTTTTATATTTGATTTTTTTTGAATAAAATAAGTCATCTGGTTTTAACTTAAATATATCTGCTATTTCTTTTGCAAAATCATAATATAATCTTCTATTTCCGTTTTCTATTTGACTATAGTAAGCTTCGCAGTATTTATGATTATGAGGCTGGCAACTATACATTCAATATGACAACTTTAAGGAAAATAATGAATGAAGTTGGCTTAGAAATAACTATTGAGAAGAAATAAAAAACTAAAATAGGTATTTAAAAATCTTTAATTGTAATATACAAGTAATATACGGGTAATATACAAGTTCAAATTCTAAAAGTTTTTTTTCTTATAAAAAACTTGACTTTTTGCCTTAAAACCTTTATACTTTAGGAGTAACTTAAATAAGTTGTATGTTAACTCAGTCGGTAGAGCGCACGGCTGTTAACCGTTAGGTCGTAGGTTCGAGTCCTACAACGAGCGCCATTTAGTATATTAACAAACCTAGATAATTACTGGGTTT